GAACTGAAAGAGGCATTAGAAAGAGAATATGATGAGAGAGAAAATAGTAGGCGCCCTAAGAGCGAAGTATGTCGGACAGATGCAGGAAGCGCTAGTAAATATAGAAATATATTTAACTAGTCCTACTGGTATTGGAGAGCATCCCGAAATCTTAGAAGCAATTGATAGTCAGATTTCTAAATATGCTGAAGCATATGAAAAGAATCAAGCCTTAAAAGAATTCTTATAATGGTTGATAGCAGAGCAAAAGGTGCACGAGGAGAATATCTAGTTCGAGATATGCTTCGTGGGGCAACAGACCTTCAATTTGAGCGTGTCCCGAATTCGGGCGCGCTTGAGTATTTAAAAGGAGACTTATATGTGCCAAACGAAAAAAATCGCTTCTGTATAGAAGTAAAGAACTATGAGAGCTCTCCTCTCTCCGACAAAATATTCACTGCGAGAAAGACTAATAATCTGGTTCGCTGGTGGAAAAAAGTAGAAAAACAAGCCGCAGGTGGCGATCAAGAACCTTTACTTTTCTTTAAGTATAATCGTTCACCTGTATTCGTAGTAACAAATCTACAGCCAAGAAACACTGAAGAATGGATGTTTATACAGTTTTTAAACTGTTTCGTTCTTCCTGCAACTATATGGCTAGAAAATGAAACAGTGGAGTTTTTAAGAAATGGCGTTCAATTTCAATGATAAACTTGTAAACCCATGTGAAAACGCTGCTCTTATAGTAGATACTCTTAACTTAGCATTTCGATGGAAGCATCAAGGGCGCTCTGACTTTAGGTACGATTTTCAAAGAACAGTAGAATCTTTAGCAACATCGTATGATTGTAAGAAATTGATACTTACAGCAGACTGGGGCTCTTCTACTTATAGAAAGGGTATAAACTCAGAGTATAAGCAGAATCGAAAAGAGAAGTTCGCAGAGCAAACAGAAGAGGAACGAATCGCCTTCGAAGAATTTTTTGAAGAGTATGAAGAGTCCCTTAAAGTTTTAGAAGCCGCAGGGCATCCTGTTCTTCGCTATAAAGGAGTAGAGGCAGACGATATTGCTGCACACTTGGTAAATAATAAAGATAAGTACGACCTAGAGTATATTTGGCTAATTTCAAGCGATAGAGACTGGGACTTGCTTATTCAAGAAAATGTAGGGCGGTTTTCTTATGTAACGAGGAAGGAAGTTACGCTAGAAACTTGGAAAGAGCACTATGAGTGCACACCTGAACAATATATCTCTTTAAAGTGTCTCACAGGCGATAAAGGAGACAACGTTCCAGGCATTCCTGGCATTGGCCCTAAAAGAGCAGTACAATTAATACGACAGTATGGAGATGCAATGGATATTTACGATGCAACTCCTATACCAAGTAGTTATAAATTTATTCAAGCATTGAATGTAAATGCAGAACAGATACTACAGAACTATGAATTAATGGATCTAGTAACTTATTGCGATGAAGCAATCGGGGCTGATAATATATCAGATATAGAAGGGAGAATACTAAGTGGCGTTTAATGTAACAGTAGATTACCGACGAGATAAGTATTTGTCAGAGTTTAGTAAGAAAACTCTGCAAGATCGGTATTTAATCGACGGAGAAATCTCACCTCAAGATGCTTTTGCTCGTGCAGCAAAGGCATTCGCAAATGATGAAGAACACGCACAAAGGCTATATGAGTACGCTAGTAAGTTATGGTTTATGTTCTCTACACCTATCTTATCTAATGGAGGCACTACTCGTGGTCTTCCTATTAGCTGCTTTCTAAACTATGTAGATGATAGCCGAGAAGGAATTACAAACCACTATACAGAGAATGCTTTTCTTAGTAGTGTTGGTGGAGGCGTAGGTGGTTGTTGGAACGGGATCAGGAGTGTAGGCTCGTCAACGAGCAATGGCTCCGAAAGTACGGGCGTTATTCCTTTTATGAAAGTAGTGGATGCAGAAATGCTGGCATTTTCTCAAGGTGTAACACGTCGAGGAAGCTATGCTGCTTATCTTGATATGTCCCACCCAGAGATTGAAGAGTTTTTAGATGTTCGTAAGCCTACAGGTGGAGATATTAATCGTAAGTCTGTAAATCTACATCATGGAGTAGTTATTCCAGATGCATTTATGGAGCTAATAGAAGCTGCAACGAGAGAAGAAGCATTTGATGATTCTTGGGACTTAATTGACCCACATTCGGGCAGGGTTGTAAAAACTATATCCGCAAAGACACTTTGGGTAAAGCTTATTCAGAATCGAGTAGAAACTGGAGAGCCTTATCTTATGTTTGGAGATACTGTACAAGAAGGTCTTCCTCAGTGCCAAAAAGACTTAGGGCTGCAAGTGCATCATTCAAATCTTTGTAGCGAAATTACGTTAGTTACATCTGAGGACAGAACTGCTGTATGCTGTCTTTCAAGTGTAAATTTGGAAGAATTTGATGAGTGGCAGCACGATGAGAACTTTATTCCTGACTTAGTAGCAATGCTAGACAATGTAATAAGCTACTTTGTCGAAAGTGCTCCTCGTGAGCTATGGAGAGCTGCCTACAGTGCTATGCAAGAGCGCAGTATTGGCCTGGGAGCTATGGGATTTCATGCGTATCTACAGAGGCATCATTTACCTTTTGAAGGTGCAATGGCAAAAAGTGCAAATATGAGGATGTTTAAGCACATAAAATCGGAGGCAGTAAATGCAACTCGTAAATTGGCTGAAGAGCGGGGCGAAGCTCCTGATGCAAAGGGTTATGGAGTTCGTAATGTTCATCTACTTGCTGTCGCTCCTAATGCTAGTAGCAGTATTATTTGCGGTAATACTAGTCCTAGTATTGAGCCTTACAGGGCTAATGCATATACTCAGAAAACCAAGAGTGGCTCAAGCCTTCAAAAGAATGAATATCTAGAGCATGTTCTGCAAGAATTAGGAGAGGATACAGATGAAGTATGGAAGAGTATTGTTACAAACGGCGGTTCAGTACAGCATATTGAGTTTTTGGACGACTATACAAAAGACGTCTTCAAAACCGCAGTTGAGATTGACCAGCGATGGGTTATTGATTTTGCAGCCGATAGACAAGAACATATCTGTCAAAGTCAGTCTTTAAACGTATTTTTTCCTTCAAATGTATCTAAGCAAGAACTTCATGCAGTACATATGATGGCATGGAAAAAGAAAGTAAAAACTCTATACTATCTACGAAGTGAAGCGTATAAAAGAGCTGAGAATGTATCAGACGAAGCGCTAAGACAGTACATATTTGAAAGTATAGACGAAGAAGGATGCCTTGCTTGTGAAGGATAAAATAACAATATACGGAACCGACGAATGTAAATTTTGTCACTTAGCAAAACAGCTATCAGAGTCTAAAGGAATGGAAACAGAGTATATAGACGCAGCAGAAGATATGGTAGCTTTTAGTAAATTATTCCCAAGTGCACGTACAGTACCCCAAATTTTATTGGGAGATACTTGGATTGGGGGATACAGCGACTTGAAAGAAGTCTTAGAGAGTGTTGAATGAATTTATTGACAGAACGAGAGTATTACAAGCCTTTTAATTATCCTTGGGCTTTTGAGCACTATAAAACTCAACAGCATATGCACTGGCTTCCTGATGAAGTTAATCTTGCAGATGATCTAAGGGATTACCGAGATAGGTTGACTCCAGAGAACCGTCGACTTATTAACCAAATTTTTAGATTCTTTACACAGGCTGATGTAGATGTTTGCTGTGGGTATGCAAAACACTATCTACCAACATTTAAGCAGCCTGAAGTAAGAATGATGCTAGTTGCTTTTGCAGCAATGGAAGCAGTGCATCAAGAAGCTTATTCACTACTGTTAGAAACTCTTGGCTTTGGGGACGATGAGTACCAAAAGTTTTTTGAGCATAAAGCAATGATGGATAAGCATGAGCATCTTTCCAATTTTGGAATGGATACTCCAATGAATATTGCAAAAACTATGGCGATTTACTCTGGATTTACAGAAGGAGTTCAATTGTTTAGTAGCTTTGCAATCTTGTTAAACTACCCAAGACATAACTTGATGAAAGGTATGGGGCAGATTGTTACATGGTCGATTCGTGATGAGACACTTCACGTAGAAGGCATGTCACAGTTATTCCGCACCTTTATTCATGAAAACCCCCAACTATGGAATGATGATCTAAAGTATGAAATCTATTGTGCAGCAGAGCGAACAGTAGAACTAGAAGATGCTTTTATTGACCTTTGTTTTGCAGGTGCTGAAGTGCCTGATTTGAAAGCTGAAGAAGTAAAAGAGTATATTCGCTATATTGCAGATCGAAGACTTCTAGGATTGGGAATGAAGAAAATCTTTGGAAGTGAGACAAACCCTCTACCCTGGCTTGACTATATGTTAAATGGGGTAGAGCACACTAACTTTTTTGAAAACAGAGCCACCGAGTATGCACGCGCGAGTACTACCGGAAACTGGCAAGATATATTTAAATAGGAATTTCTATTATGGCAAATGAAAACATTAATCTCGACTTATCTCTCGAAGAAATCAATATGGTTCTTGGAGGATTAGGAGAGCTTCCAGCAAAAGCAAGTATGGGAGTTATTCAAAAGATTCAACAGCAAGCGGGGCCTCAGGTAACGCCAGAGGCGGAAGCTGAAGAAGCTGAAGAAGTATAAAGACTAAAGGGGCTGCAAGGCCCCTTTTTTATTACTCTGGTTTTGTGGGCCACACTATATTTGTGGGAAACCCTGCTTGGCTAGGAACATCTCTTAGAGCCTGTCTATAATCTAATAAAGCTTGAGGAGGCTCTGGAGTGTCAGAAAATACTAAATAATCTGTCTCTCTTAAAAGATAAAAACGCTTTCCTCGTGCTCTATCAGCTAATTCTTCTTCTGTTAAATCTACGACTTCCCAATACTCTATAATATTGTCCTCTGTTTGTCGCACCGCCGAAACTAATTTTTGAGTATCAAAATTATACTCAGGCTCCGGCTCAGTAAGTAGTTCTTTTAGCTTTTCTCGTACAGCTGGTTGAGCCCCTAGTAAATCGTCTGGAAGCAGCCCAGGCGCATTTACAGATTTTTCCCATGTATCACAGATAACATGAGCAAAAGTTTCTATTTGATCCCTAATTGTCTCTTCCGATAAATCTGCTAATCTAAAAGTTTGTACTAGATCGCCATGATTTTCATTCTCCGAAGTATATCGTACTGATATAAAAAGAGCACTTGGATTATATTCTATTATTTCATAAGTGTAATTCATGCTGTATAAGTTCCTGAGTTTGCTGAGGAGCCACTAGACGTTACATTTTTTACTAGAGTGGATCCGATGTAAATATAAATATATCCTGTTCCATTTCGTGAACCATTACTGCCCGTAACTGTCACAGTAGAAGAGCTGCTGTAGGCAGAAGTTCTTCCGTAGCCGCCGCCACCTCCGCCGCCGCCGCCCCCAGCGTTTGCACCGCCACCGCCACCGCCTCCGTAGCCGCCACCGCCACCGCCACCAAAACCGTCTCCGTAGGGAGCCCCGTTTCCGCCGTAACCACCATTGTATCCTAGACTATTTGCGCCATAAGCATAACTAGTAAGAGGGGTTTTTCCACTTCCTCCAGCTCCGGAGGTACCAGCACTGCCGGGATTTCCTCTTTGTGATGCTCCTCCGGAACCTCCTGTACTTCCGGAGCCCCCGCCTCCACCACCACCAATATATACGCTATTATTGCCTACAGCCGTGTTTCCTCCGCTGTTTGCGCCGCCTCCGTTGCCACCTGTTCCATCTGCGCTCATTAAGGTATAACCCTCTCCTCCCGCACCGCCACCACCACCGGCAATTCCGAGAATTACACTTCCGCTTGTCCAACGAGCTACAGAAGCACCACCGCCTGGGGCTCCATAGTCTATTCTACCACCATTGCTGGGAACATCGGTGCCTTGTCCTCCAGAATATAATTGAAATTGTGTTCCTCCTGGAACGCTTAGTCGACAACGAGTATACCCGCCATAACCTCTTCCTGTTTGAGCGTTATAATTACCGGCAGTATTTGTAGCACCTCTGCCTCCGTAAATACGAAAATCAAGAGATACTGAGGAAGAAGCTCCCCACCACTGATTGAATGACATTTGT